GCAATAGAATACAATATTGCAGAGTTTGATTTTCCAGAACTTGAAGGAACTCTCGTAAAAAGGGGAACCATGAAGGGCCGTAAATTCCAACTTGAAATATTTTTTCAAGGTGACACTTGTATTGAAGATGCTGAAGCCTTTGAACTTTCTTCCCGCGATAACAGGCCGTGGACAATTTTCCATCCATATCATGGAAGAGTCATCGTTCAACCTACTTCACTTGGTTTTGATTTTTCTAAATACAATGTCGTCGGGATTACCGGAACTGTTATCGAAACGATTACAAGCGATAACCCTATTGTAACCGTTGCTCCTATTGATAACATTAAAATAGATATTGTAAATGTCGATAGCACCTTTTTATCAATATACGATCAGGGAGATGCTGCAATTGATCCAGGTGATGCAAGTTTTTTAAATGTTAACAACAAAAATCTTTATGCAAAAGGGAAACTCCTTACCAAAATCCAAGCCGAGGCTGAAACATATTATAATCTTTTCAACAAAGCGAACTCAGCGGTATTGGTTGCAACCTCATATCCACTCGAAGCAATAAGGGCGGTTAAAGCATTCTATTCTTATCCTGCATTATTTTCAACGTCTGTAAAAACAAGGTTAGATTTAATAGGACAACAATTTCAATCTTTGAGAATAACTTTACCGACAACAAAATCAGGGAAAAAAATCTATGAGAATACCGCAGCATCTTTAATGACTGCACAGGCCACGGCAGCAGTAACGCCACAGCCCAATGATTATAAGACAAGAGACAATGTTATTTCGATCGTTCAAATAATAATAAATAACTATAACATTTATCTTTCTGATCTTGATTCGATGCAGTCAGTAAATGGAGGGCAACCTGATAGCTATTTACCGGATGCTGATTCTTTGACCGGATTAAATTATTTAATCAATGAAACGGTTTCAGCTCTTTTTGCGGTTGCTTTAAATTCAAAACAGGAGCGAAGCATTATTTTGGCTGATGATAGTAACTGGATCATTTTAGCTCACATGCTCTACTCACTCGATCCTTTTGATGCAAATATTCAGGAGCTGATGGACAATAATAATGCTGGCTTAAATGAAATTTTGGAAGTGAGAAAGGGAAGATTGATTAAATATTATATTTAAAATGAATTTAAAAATCAATCACAGACTAGGAGTTGTCGATGTGAAATATTTCAACAACTTTTCACTCAATCTGAAATATGATTCTGTGGGTTCCACCTTTTCCTTTGGTTTTTACTTCGATCCTACTAACCACGATCAGGAAGAGCTTGCTTGTGTAAGCCATTACCACGAAGCTATTGTACAGCATGAGGGAGAAACTCTAGTTACAGGTTTTATCTTATCGGAAAATTTTGAGCGTTCCCCGGTAAAGCACTTAGTGCATTTTGGCGGATATTCTAAGCCGGGAGTTTTGGAAGATTGTCAAATACCACCTTCACTTTATCCGCTGGAATCAAATAATTTATCGCTTAAAGAAATTGCACAAAGATTAATAAAGCCATTTCATTTGAACATGGTTATTGATCCGGCGGTGGAGGCTCGCATGAATATTGTATATCCAAAATCCACCGCTGGGGAAACGCAAACTATAAAGGATTACCTTACTGAGCTTGCCACACAAAGGAATATTATTATTTCCCATAATGAAAACGGTGACTTGCTTTTTACTCAGGCAACAATGGGCTTACCAATTGCAGATTTTTCAAGTAAGTTAATTGGAACAAAAATGTCTTTATCTTTTTCCGGTCAGGGAATACATTCAGATATTACCGTCATAAAACAAGTATCACATAAAAAGAAAGGTGGAGGCGAAGGCAATGCAGGACAAGTGACAATAGAAAATCCTTATGTTCCGGTGGCTTATACTTTCCGTCCTAAAGTAATTACCCAAAGTTCCGGTGATGATATTAGCACTTTGCAGTGCGCTCAAAATGCTTTGGCTGCCGAATTGAAAAACATTGTGCTTACGATTACTACGGATAGATGGGAAATTAACGGGAAAATTATAAGGCCGAACAATATTATTTCCGTAACAAGCCCGGAATTATATTTATACAGAAAGACAAACTGGTTTATAGAAAGCGTGCAATTTACCGGAAATGAAAAAGAACAAGTGGCAGTTCTTACCTGTGTGTTGCCTGAGTGCTATAATGGGAAGTCACCTAAGAATGTGTTCGTTTTTGCTCATAAAAACTTCGCTACTGAATTATGATAAATTTTGTAAAAATATTATCCACTTCAATAAGCGATGTCAAAGGACGTATTGTAAAATTATTACGGTACGGATTAGATGACGTTCAAACCTCTGATGAAATTTCACCTTATGGATTAGATAGCAACCCGATAGCCGGAATGATTGCGATCTATGCAAAGACGGAGGAGAAAGGGGCGACGGTAATTATCGGGTATATTTTAGAAAATCAAAAAGCATTGCCGGGGGAATTTAGAACTTATTCAACTGATAAGGATGGCGTAGAGAAATTTTATACATGGTTAAAAAATGATGGGACTTATGAAGTAGGGGGGAATGATGATTTCTTAGTAAGATACAATGAACTTGCAGCCGGATTCAATCAATTAAAGTCTGACTTCAATACATTTGCGGCAGCCTATACGCCCGGAAGCCCATCTACGGTAGGAACGCCGCCAACTGTTTTACAATCAACGGCAAGCATAGCAGGTGCAAAAATTTCAAAAATTAAAACCGGATCATCATTATGAAAAATCAAATCCAACTTTTAGAATTTCTAAAGTCCTCAAAATTTATTTTGCATGTGGCAATATTCACAGTAATATTCTTAGCACCAAATACTTACTATGTTTATTATTCATTTTGCGTTTTCATTTTCCCTTATGCTGAAATAGCATCCGGTGGAGTGTCATTGATTGTGGCGGCTTCCATAATGATTTACACCCTTCGGAAAAATTATGAGGTTGCAAAATATTACTCAGCATTTGAAATTTCAATTTCAGCTTACTATTATATTTCAACTATTGGATGGGACTGGGGACTTATTCCGGCTTTGAGTTTTACCCTGATGCTTCCAATTTCCGTATATCATTATACAAAAGAAATTGAAGTGGAAACGCCAGACCTTTTAGATTTTCTGGAAAAAAACCCGGACAAAAGACCTAGTGACTTTAACAGCAGAAAAGGATAAAAATAAATTTAGTTATATTTGACTTATGGTAATCTATGATTCGTCACTCGTTTATATTCAAAGCGCAACTACTATTGTTGGCAAGATTGCTAAAATAGATGCCATCATTTCAGCTTTGGAAGATACGGCTATAAAGTCAGCCGTCAATGAACATATTACCGAGTATTCATTAGATGACGGTCAATCAAAGATACGCACCATTTACCGTGGCACGGCGGCGGTGCTTAAATCTATTCAGGCGTTTGAGCAATTAAAACAAATGTATGTGAACCGCTTAAACGGGCGTGTAACCAGACTTGTAGATGGAAAGAATTTTATTGTAAAAAATAACGGGATATAAGATATGTGGCTATTTGATATTTTCAAAGATAAAAAAGAAGCGGTTTCCGTTATTGAAAAACCTTTTGTAAATAATGGTTACAATGTCCGTGCAGACTTTATGCCGGGGGCTGGTTTGTACCGTTCTTTATTTTCCGTCCTTTGGAACGGTGAGAAGAACCTTGGAGAGATTGGCCCTATTAAAAGTTACGTACCGGATTATGAAGCCCTGCGCTTAAGATCATGGCAGGCTTATCTTGATTCTGAAATTGCCCAGACAATTATCAATAAAAAAAATCGGTGGACAATTGGCAGGGGATTGAAATTACAGGCCGAACCTAATGTCGTTGTTTTGAAATCGGAGAAAATAAAATTAGACGTTGAAAACTTTAGTGAAATTGCGGAGGCGAGGTTTACCGTTTTTGCAAAATCCCGTTTCTCCTCATTTTCAAAAATGAGCAACCTTAATACCCTCGCTTCAAAGGCTTATCTTAATTCGATTGTGGGAGGTGACGTACTTGTCATCATGAGATTTATTGATAACAATTTAACCGTTCAATTAATTGACGGGTCAATGGTATGCAGCCCTTCATTTGGTGATGAATATTATCCGCAAGCCCTCGCAAATGGAAATAAAATATTGAACGGAATAGAGATGAACGATTCCGGGGAGCATATAGCTTACTATGTCCGCAAGGCAAATGCAATGCCTATTATTGCAGTTGATAGGATTGAGGCAAAAAACTCCCTTGGATATACAACTTCATTTTTAGTTTACGGGTTAGAATATCGGTTGAACAATGTCCGTGGCTTGCCGCTTATTGCGGCGGTACTTGAAACATTAAAAAAACTGGAAAGATATAAAGAAGCAACGGTAGGAAGTGCGGAGGAGCGCCAGAAGATTTCATATTTTATTCAGCACGAATCAAGCTCAACTGGCGAAAGCCCGCTGGCAAAACAGATAGCAAAGGCTTACGATACCACTTCTTTAGGATTTAATGATGAAATTCCCAAAGACGTAAATGGCAATGCGCTTGCTGATACCGTGGCAGTTTCCACAAATAAGCAGGTATTTAACATGCCGGTCGGCTCTGAGCTAAAGAGTTTGGAAAGTAAAGCAGAGCTTCACTTCAAAGATTTCTATGGAGTAAATACTGACATTGTTTGTGCGGCGGTGGATATCCCCCCAAATGTGGCGATGTCAAAATATGATAGTAACTTCTCCGCTTCCCGTGCAGCACTAAAGGATTGGGAGCATACATTGACAGTAGACCGTCAAAGGTTTGCCTTTCAATTCATGCAACCGATTTATAATTTCTGGTTATACATTGAAATTTTAAAAAATAATATTCAGGCTCCCGGATATCTAAAGGCACTTGATGAAGGAAACCTGATGGTAATTGAATCTTATACTAATGCCAGGTTTGTAGGTTCAAATGTTCCGCACATTGATCCTGAAAAAGAAGTACGAGCAGAGAGATTGAAACTAGGGCTTACAGGTGCAAGTATTCCACTTACAACCGTAGAGGCTGCAACAGAATCTTTAAACGAGGGCGACTCAGATGCTAATATGGCTCAGTATGCTTTAGAACTGGAAGAATCAAAAAAACTAAAAATTGAAGTTCCGATAGCTCCGGCAGCGGTTCCGCCAATGAAGGAAAAGAAAAAAGGAAAGACAAAGCCGCCAAAAGATTAATCCTTTAAAGGCTTTTTCATTTCTTCAGGGTATGAATCCACTATATCCCTGATTTTAGTTTTCAAAAAACTACTACTTGTAACTCCAATATTTTTACAAATATTGCATAGCTGATTTTTCAGGTTAGGGGAAATTCCATAAATAACTAATTTAGGTAACCGTTCTTCATTTGCCATAAAAGTATTTTTGTTTAACAAATGTAATAATATTTTGTGTGATTTTAGCACACGTTTGTTTTATAATCTTTTTTGCCCGTCTATTTTTATTTTACAATGGCAAAAGAAGTAATCTTATATGGCGATGTCAATGAATATTCAGCAAGCATTTTTCTTGCTGCAATGGGGCTTGTATCCGATGAAGATTCTTTGAATGTCCGTATCAATACCAATGGCGGCAATCCTGGATATGGTTGGGGTATTGTTGCAAAATTCGCAGAGCATAAAGGGGAGAAGAAAGTAAGTGTTGATGGGCGAGCTTATTCGATGGGTACATATTTTCTTTGCTACGCTGACAATGCAGAGGCACTCGATGTTTCAGAATTTTTAATTCATCGTGCAGCTTACCCATCATGGGTAGAATCAAATCCCGATTATTTTGATGAGACCACAAGGGCGCAACTAGCCCGCACAAACGCAAGTCTTAAGAAAGCGCTTTTCAATAAAATAGATTCTGAAAAATTACAGGTAATCATGGATTCTAAGCCTGAACTGAATGGGGCAAAAGTGAAAGATATTTTTTCAATGGATCAAAGGCTTGATGTTTTTCTAACCGCCAAAGAAGCCAAAGAAATCGGACTTATAAATAAGATCAATAAAATTACTCCAGAAATAAAAGCAAGCATTGATTCAAAGATGCTTGAACTTGCAGCGACATTCAAAATGGCAGCTGAACATAATCCAACACCAAACCCAACAAATATTATGACACTTGAAAAAATCAAAGCTGAAAATCCAGCACTTTATTCACAGATAATCGCTTTGGGCGTTGCTCAGGAACAAGATAGAGTTGGTGCCTGGATGGCATTTGTAGATGTTGATGCCAAATCAGTAGCGGATGGTATCAAATCTAATCTTCCAATTTCAATGACAGCAACCGCCGAACTTTCAAGAAAGTCTTTCAGCGTTGAAGCGTTGAAAAAATTGACCGAAGAAGGTAAGACTACTCCGGCAGCAGGCGCAACGGCAGCAATTGAAGCAACTGCAAAAACAGATGCACAAAAAGAACTTGACGCTTACGATAAAGAAGTGAAGGCACAATTGAAGGGAACTTCAACAGCCTTTGTAAGCAAAACAGCAGAGGTTTAAAAATTGGTTTTAAAATTTTAAAATAAAAATATTATGTCAGCTCAAAACAGTCCATTGAATAACGGTCAGCAAGCGACCAACAACACAGACCTTTCAAAGATATTTATTGGAAACAATAGATATGAAAATGGTTTCGACCAGCGGTGTAGCATATCCATGGCGAGGGAACAAGGTCCGCGTCACACTGGATCCCTCGAGGTTCGTCCCATTGAAAAGCGGCTCCGGTTTCGTCCATTCGCTCGGCGCAGTGCGTTTCAATCCCGGCGCGCGCACGCCATTCAGGGGTGTCGAACGATCGCCGCGCTTCTGGACGCCGGTCAACTTGTCACCAGTGGCGTCGAGCTCCCATTTCATGACCGGTTGGTTTCCAGAGGCGGGCGAAACTGTGAGGGTCAGATGCGAGTCGTCCAAGTGAAATTGTTTCACTGGATGCACATGGCCACCTGAAGGCTGAAACCAGACTTCGAGATTGCCGTCCCTTTCGCTGATACTCAACCAGTTGGCATGCGTGCCGGTCTCGGTGTTGATGTCGAAATCCCAGCGCCCCAGGAATGGGCTGCTGTTCTTCTCTGGAAGCGCTACAGGTGTCAGCGCGGAAGCTACGATCAAAACGGCTGCAAGATGTCGCATGCTGGGTAGTTTATTACTTGCGCGCTCGAAATCCGAACAGAGCCGTACCGCGAACGGACGATTTAGCCCGCCCCAATCCGCTTGATTTCCGCCACCGAACCGTGGGCAGCGGCGCACGGGCATGTGAGGCGTGACTACGCTTCTTAGCGGCTTGGTGACCTCGCTGCGGGACTTCGCGCTCCAACGTAAAGGCCCGTAAAGGTGTAGCGCCCCAAAAGGCGTACTGTCGCTATGGCGTCGAGAGAAACGGTTATCCACATCTCGTTCACCTCGGCGAATTGCAGAGTGATGTAACTGTCCTTGATCCATAAGGAGGGGCTTTTCGCCGGCACTCCTTCAATTCTTCGGATTCGGAACGTCTTAGCATCTACCCAGATCTGCCCAAGAACCAGACCCCTTTCCTTGCGTTTTGGGATGATGTGCCAACACATACTCGAGAACAAGGCCGAAGTTCTCCTGCCTGAGAAAAACGAAATCGTAATTCGTCCGGCTGACGTCTCTATTCTTGCCCCCGCTTCCGGACTCGGTTTCTTGCTCCAGGAGATCACGTACTATCTTCTCTCCCCTTGCGTTCCCGCTCGCCTGGGTGATCTTGAATGTCTTTCTGTTAGGAGGAGTGAAGCTGACCTCAGCCGTCACCTCAGAGGTGGATCGTTTATCGCCGCCCCGGAACGCCTTATATTGTCGTGCTACTTCATAGGGGCGAAAGCGAGCAAGATTCTGCCGCTCAATTCGTTCCAACGATTGCACAATAAGGTTCAGATCAGGAGATGTAGGCTTAAGTTCAGCTGAAGGTGAATGGGCCTGTGTGAATGATGCAACCGGCGTGACCAAGAGGAGAACTATCAACTGCCATTTATTCATTGCTGCCGAAAGAAGTGTACTTTGCTCTGAGTCCTTGCTTACATTGTCTCCACCCTGTTTTTGTAATGTTAAACGGAACAAAATCGCTCGAACCCGGCGTACACATTTTTTGACTCCCAAATCCGCGGACACTGAGGCAGAGGGCGTTTGGCAGTCGGTTGTGCGCGTTCAATCCAGTGTGGCCGCCGTGAAACCAAGGCCCATGCTTGTGCGAATTCTCTGGCTGATCACTCTTGTCTTGGTGCTGATCGGAGTTGCGATCGTGATCCGGAGAACGCTGCTTCTTTTCGCTCCCCCTCCTGCGGCGCCGCAGTTTTCACAAGCGGCGGCGCTGGATGCAGGTTTTTCACGGCATCGCCTGTTAACGATGGTCCACATCATTCCCGGACTGCTCTTCATGCTGCTGGCTCCTCTCCAGTTTGTTCGGACGCTCCGGAGTCGCAGGCCGCGACTGCACCGTTGGATGGGGCGCGTGGTCATTGCTTCGGGAATGATCATCGGCACTACGGCTCTGGTGATGAGTCCCCAAATGGCTATAGGCGGCGCCAACGAGACTGCCGCGACGATGTTCTTCGCGATCATCTTTCTGTTCGCCTTAACCAAGGCCTTCTTATCTATCCGCAGGGGGAAGGTTGCTCTGCACCGTGAATGGATGATTCGGGCGTTTGCTATTGGATTGGCGGTGGCCACTATCCGGCCCATTGTGGGCGCGTTCTTCGCAACCCAAAGAATTACCCATTTGACGCCTCACGACTTCTTTGGCACGGCTTTTTGGCTTGGTTTCACAATGCACTTGATCGCCGCTGAGATCTGGATCAACTACACGAGACCGGGATTGAGGCTCAAGGAAAGAACCTGACAGATTCCACGACACGAGCGGTCGATGAGACACTCGTCAGGCGGAACGATCCCTGATTCGGAAAACAACAACGAGACAAACAGCGCTCCAACTGCGAGAGCGCGATAAATTATTGTTCTGGAGGAGCCTCACTGATGACCAAAGCAATGCGGGTCGGTAGCTTCTTCGTGTTTCCTGCCGCAGCCGCATTGGTTTTGGTTTTCGCGAGCCTACTGCGAGGGCAAGATACAAACTTCCCGCCAAAGGGCCAGCTGATCCCCGCGCCGGACTGTCTCTCGGTGAAAGGCGCGTGGCAGGGCGGCTCTAGCCCCTGCACGGCGGAGACGCACGCTGCCTGGCTCAAGGATGTGACTCACTGGCGGTTCGAGCGTAGGATCCGGGTCGGGTTCAACAACCGGTGTTATGAAATGCCCGCACTGCGATGGACGCAGTCCAGCTTCATACAGCCACAGATGATGGTGCAGGACCGTTACTTCTATGATCCGATCAAAGGCGAATACACAGTTGGTCGCTATGTCGACGACCTCGAGAAACGGTACGGCGGAATCGATGCAGTCTTGATCTGGCCCACTTATCCGAACATGGGCATCGATAACCGCAATCAGCAAGACATGATTCGCTCGATGCCGGGCGGGATTGAAGGCGTGACACAGATGATTCAAGACTTCCATCGTCGAAGCGTTCGCGTACTCTTTCCAATGATGATGTGGGATCAGGGCACGCGAGATCCTGGCATGCGCTGGCCGAAGGCAATCGCAGAGCTGATGAAAGAGATCGGTGCGGATGGCATCAATGGTGACACGCAGGATGGTGTTCCGCTTGCGTTTTCCGAAGCGGCTGATAAAGTGGGCCATCCCTTGGCATTCGAGCCGGAGGGAAGTCCTTCTGATGAAGCGCTGGCTTGGAACGTAATGACCTGGGGTCAATACGGCGGGCAATTTGGCTTTGTCCCCGGTGTGGATCGCTTTCGTTGGGTCGAAACACATCACATGGGGGACATTTCCGACCGCTGGGAACGAA